CGCCATGTTCTTGTAGGACGGGTCGCTGATGACGTCCTGACGCACGGCGGCGACGTCCGACAGCTTCGGCATGCGCTGGGCTTCGATTTCCTTGTCCTTCAGCCCCAGCTGGAAATTCTGCTGGTTTGCCATGTCGTCGACATGCCACTGGCGATCCTGCGCGCGCTCGGTGTTGTGCATCTGGAGCTGCGCCGCCTCGCGGCGGGCTTGGATCGCCTGATCCATCAGCTTGAGGCCGAGGTCGGGGTCGAGCTGGTAGGCCTGCCCGAGCTGCTGGGAGTTCGCGCCGATGGACGGGTCGACGCCCGACATGATCTGGGCGAGCGCCGCCCGGCCCTGCGCGAGCTGCTGCTCGGCCTGCCGCTCCCTGTGGCCGGCGAGGAAGCTGTCGGCCATCTGCGCCGCACCCTGCCACGGGCTCTGGATCACGCGCGGTGCCATCGCCTGCTGCTGCAGCTCGGCCTGCGCCTTGGCGCGCGCCATCAGCGCGTCGAGCGTCAGGCCATTGGTGGGGCCGAGGTCTACGCCTGAAGTGGTCGTGGAAGCGATGCGCGCCATCAGAACAGCCTCCCTGAGTTGAGGCGCTGCATGGCCATCGCCAGCATCTGCCGCTGGGCCTCGGCCTGCTGCGGATCAATCGTCGGCGTGTCGCCCTGATCGAAGCGCGCGGCTGGCGTCGCCACTGCGGGCCCGTGGCGGGGCGGCTGCATCGCTCCCATGTCCTTGGCGGCGGCCATGCCGCCTGCCGACAGGGCGTCGAGGAACTTCTTGGTCTTGGACTGCGCTGGCGCGGCCACAGGAGGCTCAGGAAGCGCGCCGGCCTGTCCCGGGGCAACAGAGGGCAGACCGCTGCCAGCGCTCGCCAGAGGCGGCTGCATGGCCGGATTGACGGGGTCGCTGCCATAGCCGCCGCCTGCGGCCTCGACCGGGCCCTGCGGACGCGTCGAATAGCCGGCGGGCACGATGTGCTCGTCGCCCTTCATGCCATCCATGACCGAGCCGATGCCGGTGCCGTAAGGCGCAGGTGCTTCGCCGGGTCGGCGGCTCACGCCTTCGAAGCCGGTGATGCCCTTGGCCTTCGCGCCGTACCACTGGCCCCAGCCCTTCTGGCTGACCTCGTTGAGGGCGTAGTCGACGCCGCCTTTCCAGTTGGTGCGCGGATCGATGCCGGCGCGCATGGCGCGGTCGCCGAGGCCGGCACCGGTGCCGCTGATGTAGAGCTGGAACGGGCCGTAGGAATTTTCGAGCGCGCCGAGACGCGGGTCTTGGCTGCGCGGTGCCGGTCCCTCGCCATGACGGAACGGGTTGCGCAAGCCGCCCTCGCCGAGAGCAACCTGCACCGCGACGTCAGGGCTGACGCCGTAGAGCGGCGCACGCTGGCGGATGTAGGCCTCGACCTCGTTCATGGCTCAGTGACCTCCCCAGCCGCCGCTGTTGCCGCCGCTGCCAGCGCCGGTGTGACCAGCGCCGCCTTCGCCGCCGCCTCGGCCCCAGATCGGCTGTTGCTGCGGCTTCTTCTGCGCCGCCTGCATCGCAGCCAGCTGGCTGCGCAGGTCGGCGATCTGACTGTCGTAGGCACCGCCTGCCGGAGCCACCGGCGCAGGCGGCCCGTTCGTGGCGTCGATGGCCGCCAGCATCTCTGGGGTCAGCCCGGTCGACGGCGTGTTCGTGTCGCCGAGGAAGTTGATGTAGTGCGGCACGAAGGGCACGTTCGAGCCCTGCGGCTGGATCAGGTTTGCCGGCGGTGCCGGGCGGTCGGGTGCGGTGTAGTCGCCGCCACCACCACTGGAGCCCATGGTTCAATCCTCCGTCAGAACGGCAATGCGCCGAGCAGGGCAGAGCCCAGCCCGAAGATGCCGGAGTTGGCTGCGTTCGAGGCCTGCAGCTGGTTCTGGTAGGCGTCGCTGATGTACTGGCCGACAGGGGCGGCGTTGACGCCCTGTCGCGAGAAGGGCTGGAACTGCGGCACGGTCACCTGACCCATGCCCATCAGCGCCGCGATCTCGTTCGGCAGCTGGTTGCGCACGGCCATGCGCTCCTGCAGCTGCGCCTGCCGCAGGTTGTTGTTCTGGGCCGCCGCGTCAGAGCCCTCGGAGAAGCGCTGGGCTTCGGCCTGATTGTAGGCCTGCTGCGCGGCGCGGCTCTCGTTGCCGCTGGCGAGGTAGGCCTGATTGGTCGCATCGGTGAGCGCCCGGGCCCGGGTGTCGGCAACATTGCCGTACTGGGCGCTGCCGACGTTGAGGCCGCGCGCGGCGAGCTGGGCATCCTCGGCGGCGTTCTGCTTGCCGGCGGTCTCGTTATAGCGCGCCATCATGGCGTCCTGCACCGCCTGCCGGTCGGTGGGGGCCTGATCCTGCCTGATGTCGCCCGGCGTCGAGCCCTGCTGCCAGTTCTGGAGCCCCTGCGTGTCGAGCGGGGTCTTGAACATGTTGGCGAGCTGCGAGGACGCGGTGACCGCCGCCTGACCGGCGTTGCCCTGCGTCTGCGTCTGCAGACCAAGCAGCTTCTGCTGGTCGGGCGAGAGCTGCACGTTGCGCTCGTAGCGCGGCACGTACATCGGCTTGCCGTCCGAGCCGTACACGGTTTCGTAGCCGAGGTTCTTGTAGGTCACCGAGCCGTAGGGGTTGACCTCGTTGGCGTTGTTGATGATCGCCGAGGAGGTGCTCGACAGCAGGTCCGATTGCTGCTGCGCCGCCGCCTGCTGGTAGGGGTTCGGAGGGCTAGGAGTGGAGACCATGGTATCCTCCGAGCGGAAGTGGCGGGACGGTGGCCAGGGTGGGCTGGTAGCCGGGCAGGAACCGGCAGTCCTCGGCGAGCATGCCGAACATGAGCGCGTCGCGATGACCCTCGACGCCCTTGCGCATGAAGCCCTCGTAGACGAAGCCCATGCGGCGCATCTGCTTGATCGCCCGGGCGTTGGCCGGCGACACCAGCGCGGTGACGCGCACCGCCTTGGCGAACAGGGTGCGGAAGATGGTCCTGAGCAGGCGCTTGGACATGCAGCGCTGGTCGAGGATCGCGGTCGAGAAGTGGACGTCGAAGCTGTTCTTGAACTCGCAGGCCAGCACGCCCATCACCTCGTCGTCCTCGTCGCGGGCGGTGACGCAGAACCAGCGCGGGTCATCGAAATTGCACCACGAGAAATCGATGCCGGTGGCGCGCGTCAGGTAGCGCACGGCGTCAGGCTGCAGCGGGGCGAAGGACACGTTCATCCGAGGGCCGCTCCCTGCTCGAAAAGCACGTCCCAGCCGGTGAGCGAGAACTTGCAGTTGCTGATGAGCGCGACGAGGCGAGGCGCGCCGACGCGCCCGATGGCCGACACGCCCGACCAGTTGTTCTTGGTGGTGACGTCCTGCGCCCAGCCGTCGACATCCCACGTCGCGACATCCCACGTCGCACCGGGCGCGCCGAGGGTGACGTCGGGCTGGTTGAGCGGGTCGCTCATGTCGTAGTCGGTGCGGATGTCGACGTAGGGCGCGGGCACGCCGTCGGTCTGCAGGTAGGGCAGCACCATCTTGAACTGCTTGATGGCAACGCTCTTGAAGGTCGACCACGCCGGCTGCACGTCGACCCGGATGGCGCTGCCATTGTCGCTCAGGTACGACGGGTCCATCTGCATGATCCGGCCATCGTCGGTGCCGAAGTAGAGCCGGTTGTCGACCCAGCCCCAGCAGCGCGACGGCACCTTGGACCACGACGCCCAGACCGGGTTCGGCATGAAGCGGACCATCTGGCCATAGGCGTTCGTGCCGCCCTTGGGCAGGTTGCAGATGATGCGGCCCGAGGATGGGTCGGCCATGGCCGACCAGCCGGCGAAAGCACGGTAGCTCTGGGCCACGGCGTTGAAGGCCGAAAAGACGTTGCGGTCGCTGATCCCGAGCTGCTCGCTCTCGGCGCGCATCAGCGTCGACATCGGCACGAGGCCGGTCGAGATCAGCACGTAAAGCTCGCCGCCGTAGTTGACGACGCAGTGCTTCGACATCGGGCTGTCGAACCGGTAGATGCCGACCAGCTGGAAGTCGCTGTCGGGGTCGAGGCCGGTGTAGACGACGCACTCGCCGTTCGAGGAGAAGATGACCAGATGGTCATCCATGCCGGCACCGCCGTCGAGGGTCCACGTCGCCAGCGCCACGACGTGGCCGCCGCGCCGGAAGACCGCGTTGAGCGGCAGCACCTTCACCTCGCCGGACTTCTGCTGCACCGGCAGGTAGTAGACCGCGAGGTTGGAGCTGTCGGCGAACCAGAGCCGGTTCATGTGGCTGATCACCACGTTGAACTGGGCCGGGTTGATCCATGTCGCCGT